TATCTGATAATGCTTGTACTCGATCTAATGGAACAAAGAACATTGCGGCGGTAAACGCGCCCATAGCTATCAGGGTATATCTAGCCATGCGTAATTGGGCTAGATTTTTTCGTAACGCTGTTTCTGTCTCTTTGATGGTTTTGACGTGCGAAAGCTCCTCGTCGCTTACGATACCATCACCATCTTCATCGTATTCATTATAGATCGACTCTTTTTGAAGCTGTTTCTGACCCATCACACATCTCCGTCAATCTGATCTGTTGGCACACAAACTACATTATAGTTCCTAATCGGCCTGCCTAGTTTCTGAACCATAGCTTCTCCAGCATATAAACATTCGATATGCGTCCGATGTATCTCAAGTATTCGGAAGAAGAATGTCATATCAGCAACGAAAATCCCCATCAGAACCCAAGACATTACCGCCCTTTTAAACTAATGATAGCAAGTAGGAGCCAAATGCCACCAGCGACGGTGAGGCAACCAGCAAGTACAGCAGCAGTATAAATAAGTCCGTCCTTAATGGCTTTTCGGCGAGCCAATTTCTTACGCTTTTCACGCTCCTCTGCCTTCCGCTTCATCTCTTTCCGGTTGCGAATAAAGGTCTGATAATCCTCCCATAGACCCGGTCTACCGGCATATATGAATAACTGCTTGATTTGATACTCTTTTTTCTTAATGTCCTCTAGTGCCCAAAACGCCTCCATGTTTCCTTTTTCAGCATCTCTTTCTAGTTCTTCATGGGCATCTGCTAACTGAGTCAGTTGCTTTCCCATCTGACCAACAGATGTGACATGACCGGCAAGTTCCTTAATACCATTGATCGCCTGATTCGCAAGCTCGATGGCGGCAATGGCCTCGAAAATCATAACTAGGGCATCTTAAATAAGACCGTAAGAGTGACCAATAAAATGGCCCCGGTTGCACCAATCAATATCGTTTCCAATCTCTTGGTGCGCTCGAACAGGTCTTTGAACTGAATTTTTATCTCAGTCTGGATAGCAATGACTTCTTTTTCTAGTTCATTGATTCTTTTGTGTGCTGACGCGACGGTTTTGTTGTCCATAGATTTTTCCCTAAGTAAATATTCAGGATGGCTTCGTAGGATAAATCGGGTTATCTAGATCATCTTGATCCGTCATATCTCTCAACTGCTGCCTATATTTTCTCCACGCAGTAGTGTCCCCGCCAGAGTCCTCTAATTTATATATTGCTATATCTGCCTCTTCAAATAAAGGCTCCCTAATAGCTCTGATCTCTGCCTTGCGTTTTTCAGGAATATTTTTTTCGGCCTCGATAATTTTATCACGTTCAGCTTGTTCTTCAGATTCCGATAAATCGATCATCTTCAAACCGGATGATGTTATGACTGCTTTTTGTGTCATCAGCTATGCCCATATAATCGATACGTGGCTGTCGCAATATTTCCTGATTCTGCAAAGAAGGTAACGAAATTCAGAGCATCTTGAGTTCGAGCCATCATTGCGCTAATTCTTTGCCCCATAATGGCAGGAATGTACGAATAATTAGATACTCTACAGACAGCGTGTTTAAAGCCAGTAGTGCTATTAAAATTTGGGAAATAAATCTCTGCATATAGATTCTCTGCTGTACCAGTTCCCATGCCATTTAGATTTGCGGTTATATAAAAAAACTGGTAAAGATAACTGTTTTGAGAGGCGCTGTATTGTTGACTGTTGGTTCTTATGCCGTATTGATAAAGGCTTTGCGAATAAATAGAACCAGTTAAACCCGTTCCACTAGTTCCAACCCTCATTCTTAATTCTCTGCCATCGACGGTTGGAGTGACGTTACTTAACACAATTCGATAACTTTCATGACCAGTTAAAACCGAGCTATCAAAATCTATGCTAGAGGCGCTCGTGACCGTGCCAGAGCTAATTAACGTCTGACCGGAAGAGCCGCCACCGCCAGATACAGTTATCGTTTTTGTAGTTCCGGTCCCTGTTGCTGTGACTCCCGCTCCAACGAAATTGAGGGTTGTTCCCGCTGTTGATAACGCTGAACCCTCATCTTCGACGGTAATCCCAGAACTCCCACCACCGGAAACAGTAATTGTTTTAGTCGCTCCTGTCCCGCTTGCCGTGACACCGGACCCAACAAAATTCAAGGTCGTTGCAGTAGTAGAAAGAGCTGAGCCCTCATCTTCTACAGTCACACCGCCACCTCCGGCCCCTGCGACCTCCGCATCGACATACGCTTTGATTGACTGTTGCGTCGCAAGATGAGTTGCAGAATTAGAACTCATGTTGTCTTCATCTTTAATAGCAGTTCCAGAAACGCCTGTATTCAAAACTGCTGATGTAAGAGTCTTATTGGTAAGTGTTTGCGTTGCTGACGCTCCAACTATTTCTTGATCACCTCCGGCGGGAAGCGTAAGAGTATTTGTCACTCCTTCGCTATGAGGTTGAGCTATAATTGTTTGCCCGTGAGTGTTAGCTTCGCAGTTGAGGACTATTGTACCTTGATTAGTATTACCTTTTACGACTACTTTGCCCGTACCATTTGCCGCGAGTTCAATATCCCTATTTGATGATGTGATAATGTCGTGCGTCGATAAGTCGAGATTACCTCCAAGCTCGGGGCTACTGTCTTCAGATACATTATTTAGAGCATTAGGATTAGCAGTAGCAGATGCAGCGATACCATCCAATTTGGTTTTATCGCCATTAACAAACGATCCCTCTGAGAGAACTTCCTGCTTATCTGTGTTGAGGGAGGTGAAATTTGAGTCTACCTCCCCCGAGGTCAACGGGCTCCCTTTTCCTGCTCTCGTAGTGATTGTAGTCATAAATCACCTATGAAGCCGAGATGGTCACCGTCCATGTCACGGTCATACTATCGTCAGCTTGTTTCGCAACCGATCCAAAAACCGTCCTACATAGCATGGTTCCACCAGAAGATGCGTTGAAAAGCCCTGCTTCGACAATATTGCCAGTTGCGTCCCCGGCCTCAAAACTAGCGACATAAACGACAGCATTGCTAGTCACAGTTGTCGAATCTAATGCTTCTCGGCTTCCAGCTTGTGCGCTTAAAGCTGTCTGACCAGCCGCCGCCGCAGTCGAATTCGTGCCTAACGCCATATGGGTCATTGCAGTGGCACTAGCATCTTTCATGCGTGATGCAATGTAATCTAACCCTGCGTTAACGACTAAATTATCTACTTCTCGCGTTTCTTTGACATTTCCGTCTTTATCCTTGAGGACAATGCCAACACGCCCTTTGAGTTTCAGTGAATCTTTTAACATTTCTATCTCCTAGAACGTCCCCGAAAAGCCAACATAATCATCAGCAAAATAGTCAAAGTCACAATAACCTTGACCTCTGAAAGTGCCGCTGTCTGACATCACTCCGCTGTCTGTCAGCGTTTTACTGGTTAATTTTACAGCCGATTCGCTTACGTGTGAAATATCAGAGGTGACTTTGCTGAAATGCATTTCTTGATCATCTTGTGCGCTGGCCGCTCCGTCCACATCATCAGTAGCAAATGCTGTGTCAGAAAATGAACGACTAAATCCCATACTTTTTGCAAATACATCATTTACTGTTGGTGTGTCAGCAATAGATTTACCCACCTGACTACTTAAGGATTCACTTACTACGCTAGAGTCTGCTCTCACTTTTGCTATAGCAAACACTGGTGTTTCGCTAATGATCGGATTATCTGAAGGATTTTTGCCCACAGAAAAAACATTATTGTCGGTCGCTACTGAAGAATCACCAGGATTCTTGCCGAAATTAGTAATTTGTACTTCCGAAACAAATCCGCTATCACTGGCTGGCCTGCTAAACGATTTGCTCACAGCTTCTGAAGCGATAGATGTATCCGCACGGGCCGCAACAAAGGCTTTTGCCAGTAATTCTGTAGCAGTCGATGTGTCGGTAATATTTTTTCCAAAACCTATGACATGGTTTTCAGTTACGTTAGATGCGTCAACCAGGGCTTTTGAAACGCTAAAAGACGTAGTTTCTGACGCGCTCGCTGTGTCAGTTGGATTCCGAATTAAAATAAACTCTCCAATCAACGCATCTGCTTTTAGACGTGCCATTACAATTGTTGCTTGTATCCGACGTACCGCAGCCACGGCTTGCAATCTAGAGAGCGTAGTGTTCGATACCAGGCGAGATAAAGTTATTTTAGATGATAGACGAGATAGAGTAGAAGATGATTTGATACGTGCAAAAGTGATCGTCGTTTTTATTTTTTTGACCGTTGTGTTTGCAAGTAACCTGGCAAATGCAACTGATCTTTTTATTGTCACGAGAAATCTTCTCTCAACGTAAAGTCTATGGTTTCAAATACAGTTTCACGAGTACCATCAGCAAAAACGACTTCAAGTTCCGCTTCATACTCGCCTGATGTGACATTCAACTGTCCCGCTGAAAATATGAAGATTGCTATCCCATTGCCCTGATCTTGCGCGCTACTTTGATTTGTGTTGCTAAACAAAACAGTGGACGTATGTTTTTCCCGGAAATGCATCGTAACAGACGATGCCGTCGTGAGATCAACAGCATTGCCGGTATCTGATCTTGTTAGCGTAGCCTTAACCTGTGGCCCGGTGTCCCCTTGTACCAGTTTAAGTGCCGTCATCAAATTACCTCATCAGGCCAATCGTTGATCGGAGCGTTGCCTGTTGGCACACCGTCTTTCATTGGGACTTCATATAACTTGATAAAGTCATCTAGTTTTTTACAAGCAGTAATTTTGGCTTCAATAGAAGCACAAGCTGTTCTTACAGCCGCCCTGTAAGTTGACACGTTAGTTGGAACTGCTTTGCCTCCGGTTTCAGAACTTCTAATCACGTACCAATCAGAGTCACTGAGTTTCGTTTTGGCTATTGTTTTTGTGTTTGCGATGGCCAATGATTTAAGCCCGTAATTAATGATCTGATTGCCGTCTTCGTCTTTCAGTTTCTTACCGTTTTCATCGGTCGCATCTTCATCATCAATCTTCCTTTCAATTAGGTTTTTTTCTTCTGCGTCCCATCCCCAATAGAATCTATTGTCCCAAATCTTTGGATCAGAGACATACGTTAAACCTGCGGCCTTCTTTTCTGCATCAGTCATTCTGGCCCACAAAGAAGAGTGTTTAGTGCCATCAGCGCCAACCCATCCTTGGCCTTCTCGTATTATTTTGTCACCTAGCTTCCACATAAAACTCTCCTACCTTGCGTTAGAGTACTTAAACGGTTGATCAGCAATCGCCAAATAAATATAGTTTCTCGTGCCGAAAGACACTTCTCCTGTACCAGCGTTGGTAGTTCTAATTTTGAATCCATTTGACAAAAAATCGACAGTAGCAGTACCTGCATCTATACCGTCTTCATCACTGACAGCAGTGGGGCTGAGATATTGCCCCAAAGGTGGCCCAATATTGATCGGGCTTCGTTTATTATCAACGATATACCACTTTTCTTGATCGTCATGATTCTTTAGAAGAAGAAATTGAGGCCTGAAACCAGTAAAAACAAACGTACCATCAGTGCTGTTATTATTTTGCCATTTTCCGACTTTGCTATAACCATCAACACTATGAAAGCAATACGCTATCTGATTAGTTCCATAATTCCCTGAAGTAAAACCAGAGCCAATTGTAAAAACACTATTAGTTGGGGCCGTGTTATCGCTCACAGTTGCATTTGGAGTGGACGCAGTAGCGGTAAAAGGGATGAAACGTGTAAAAGCATTGTCAGCTATTCCTGTATGTTGAATAATCCAACCAGTGTTATTAGACCTAGATTTGAAGATGATCATCTCAGGTGGACTTGAGAGCCCGTGTGCGACAGTTTTACTACCAGTAGACTGTGCCGCAAAACTTACTATGCTAAACCCGCTTTCTGTGCTTGCACTGACCGTCGATGCTATTGATGGAACATCCGGGCCGGTTGAAATCGAACCAATACCAACACTAGAGCCAGACCCACCTGCTTTCCAAGTCCAAGCAACGTAGTTTTCTCCACTCCTGTTGGTGAGTACCTCCTTTAAATTATTATTGTTTGAGCTTCCTCGATCCAGTGTAAACCCATTGCTATCAAAAGAAGACAATACTCCATTGGTGTTGCCTTCTGCGTCAGCCCTGTCAGAACCTAGGGCCGTATTGTCGTTGCCTGCTGCTGATGTTCCCCGCAAGACGTCAAACCATGCATGAGAAATGTCTTCGGTTCGGGCTTTTATCCAGACGAAATCTGGCGCAAACTCAAGACCTGTGATCGCGTGAGTTGAGCTATTACCAGAATACAATTTTGAATTAAAATATTTATCGGGTGTTTCATCATCGGCTGGGTCAATGCCTGGATTCGCAAGATTAGCTGTATTAAGAGCCGAAAATCCGGTAGGCAATGATCCTGAGCCATCCGTGCCATTGAACGTACTTTGGCCAAAATTGAAAGTTTGCGTAACTTGTCTACCAAAAGCGACAGGCGTTAGATTATTAAAATCTACCTGCTGATCCATTTGTGCTGTAGTTATCGTTCCTTGGCTGGATGCTGTTTGACCAGCGGCATCAGCTAAGTAGAACTCTAGTTCTTGATCATCGGCGTTGTAAGCGACACCAATAATATTACCCACAGCGTGAGCGGTTCCATAAGATGCGTATCCGGTGTCAACGAGTTTCTCCCCGCTTGAAACATAAGCAATCAGACCAAGATAGTTGCCCCATTGTGTAGAGCTTCTGCCTATTTGATTCCCTATCCCAACACCTTGTCCTCTGTCATCTGTCTCTGCAAGAATGGTCACCTCGTGATACCATTTTCCGGATGTTGGATAGTTAAATGTTGCTGTTGTCCCACCATGATTTGTCGTGGAATTTGTGGTTTTTAAATTACCTTCTGACAAAGCGTGATTTACGATTGCTTGCCCTCCAAGTGTGGCGAAGTTTTTTGTAGGACTATCAGAAACCACGTTATCTGGCTGGAAGACGTTTGAGGTAAAATTATTATTTTTTCCAGATGAATCGGCCCCGATATCTGAACTATCTCCAAAGGTCAAGTAGAAACCATTGTTCCCAAAACCGTTAGATAAAGCTGTTATGGCTGTTATTGCATTTTTTGCGACCCAAATATCACTTTTTGTCTCGCCGAAAGTGCTTGGAGTCAAGGCCTCACCATCGACCAAATAGAATTGTGCTAGGTAACCATCTAAATCATTATTTTGGTTCAAAGCATAATTACCAATATGATGATCATTAGCACTATTCAGGAGGATAGGATCATTAACGGCTGCTTTTGTATAGGGGGAAAAATCAGTTATTTCCGTGCCGTTTACATATAATCTAGCTCTGCTGGTATCCGTGCCGTTTGCTGAATCATACGCAAATACAATGTGATACCAACTCCCTACGTCCCTGAATTTTCTTGTAGTTACGTAATTCAAGACGGGTGTGCCTGATGACGTATGTGCCGCCTTGATTTGCAAAGTGTCGTCATTCTGAAATTGGATTCTAGCGGCGTTACTTCCATCATCCGCTGAAATGATGTACTGATGAGTGCCTAGATTTGCTCTTTTGACCCAAAATGCTATCGTAAACTTTTTGTTATCAGTTGGCCCGCCCAGTGTTTTGTTTAGATACGTGTTGTCACCTGAGACAAATTTTAACGACTGATCTATTTGGAACGGATAAAATCCTGTTGACACTTCATCTGACCCGATTCCCTGAATGACACTCATCTCAAATACCTAAGTGATTGCGCCAGAAACGCCTACCAATACAGAATTAGCGCCGCTCGATGCCGTGACAAAGTATGTAAGGAAATACGTTCCGGTAACAGCGAGTGCGGCAAATCCGGTCGCACTGATGCCCACAATGGCATTAACGTCAACCGTATGACCTCCACTCTGTACAAACTTAATACAACCTGACTGACCG